GTTCAATTGTAAGTAGAACTGCAATTGCTGAAAAAATGGGTTATGGTGATTTAGCAAAAGGACCTTCTCCAACAGGATTGGGTGTTCAAACAGGAGTTCCTGATTTAGATAAAGCTCTAAATAGAGATTATTCAGAACTTGTTAAAAGATTTAAGAAAAAATAATGGCAATAGTATTAGGTTCAAAGATAGTAAAAGACACCAAAGAGTATAATGATTACGCTTTGGGAATATCATTGCCTATACAAATTGGAGATGTTGCATTTAATCAAACATTTAAAACAATTGACCAAGTAAAAACAAATATTAAAAGTTTATTACTTACAAAACAATTTGAAAGATTGATGCAACCTGAATTAGGAAGTGGGTTACAGGAAATATTATTTGAACCTGCAGATGATGAAATTGCAACTAAAATTGAAGATACGATAGTTAGTACTATTTCCAAATGGTTACCATATGTTACAATACAACAAATAAATGTAGATACAAAAAACGAATTAAAAGATAAAAATGAAGTTGATGTATCAATAACGTTTACAGTGGGAAACTCAAGTAATTTGGAAAGTATAACATTCACAGTACAAGGATAATAACAATGGCAATAAACACAATAAATAAAAACTTTAAGAATAATGGTAAGGATATAAAATATCTTAACAAAGACTTTGCAGGTTTTAGAGCTAATCTTATAGAATTTGCCAAAACTTATTTTCCTAAAACATATTCTGATTTTAATGAAACATCACCTGGTATGATGTTTATAGAAATGTCATCTTATATTGGTGATGTTTTATCATATTATGTAGATGATACATTGAAAGAATCAATGATGGTTTACGCTGAAGATGTTGAAAATGTAATAGCATTATCTCAATATTTAGGATATAAGCCAAAAGTAACATCTCCAGCATTAACAACACTTTCAGTTTATCAATTAGTACCGGCAATAGGAACTGGTGCAAATAATAAACCTGATGAAACTTATTATTTAAGAATAAAGGAAGGAATGGAAGTAACTTCTAAAAGTAAATCCATTTCATTTATAACAACTGATGTTGTAGACTTTTCAGATAGTACAAATAGAGAAATAGTAGTTTATCAAAATGATGCAACTACGGCAGAACCAACATTTTATTTAGTTAAAAAATATATACAAGCAATATCAGCAACTAAAGTAACTAAGCAATTTACATTTTCTGATTATCAAGCATTTCAAACAATAAATTTGGATGAAACTAATATAATTCAAATAATTGATATAAAAGATTCTAATAATAATAAATGGTATGAAGTTCCTTATTTAGCACAAGAGATGGTTTTTGTTGACCAACCAAATACAGAATCAAATGATCCTGATTTGTATCAATTTAAATCAACTGTACCTTATATTTTAAAAACTATAAAAACTCCAAGAAGATTTGTTTCAAAAGTAAATTCTAATAGTACAACAACTATTCAATTTGGTGCTGGTGATCCTGGTTCAAATGATGAATTATTAATTCCAAATCTTAAAAATGTAGGATTGGGATTACCTAATTCTATTAATAGATTGGAAGAATCATTTGACCCAACCAATTTTTTAAAAACAAAAACATATGGAACATCACCATCAAACACAATACTAACTGTAAGTTATTTTGTTGGGGGTGGAATTGATTCTAATGTTTCTAATGGAGATTTGACACGAATTACAAAAATAGATTATGATACTGATGCTTCATTATTCACACAAGCTCAGCAATTAACATTCAATTCTATAAAAAACTCTGTAGCAGTAGATAATGAAGTACCTGCGGTTGGTGGTAGAGGTGGTGAAACGATAGAAGAAATAAGACAAAATGCATTAGCAAACTTTGGTGCACAAAATAGAGCAGTAACAGCAAAAGATTATCAAATAAGAGCATTATCAATGCCTGCAAGATTTGGTGGAATTTCAAAAGCATTTGCAACAGCAGATGGTACTTTAGATAATAATTCACCATCATCTATATTAGCATCACCAAATCATATGCAAGAATTTACTGATTTGGTAATGAATTTTGTAAACTCAACGGCAAATGGTAATAAACCATCTACTCAATCAATACAAACTGATTTAAAAAATTATTTTGTTGGTAAAACTACAAATGAAAAAGAAAAAAATAATCCATTCGCAATTAATTTATATTTGTTAGGATATAATGGAAACGGTAATCTTACAAATCTTAGTAGAGGAGTAAAAGAAAACCTAAAAACATATTTAAATGAATATAAAATTCTAACAGATGGTGTTAATATAATAGATGGATTTATCATTAATATAGGATTGAATTTTGAAATTAGTGTACTGAAAAATTATAATAAAAGTGATGTACTTACAAATTGTATTACTCAATTAAAAGATTATTTTAGTATTGATAATTGGACATTTAATCAAACTATAAACATTAGTGAAATAGAATTGTTATTAGCAAATGTAGAAGGTGTATCATCAGTACCAATGTTAGAGTTTGTGAATAAATGTGGAGGAAAGTATTCTTCTAACTCATATAATATAACAGCGGCAACTAAAGGTAAAGTAATTTATCCATCGTTAGACCCTTCGGTTTTCGAAATCAAATTTCCAAATGCGGATATAAAAGGTAGAGCTAAATAATGTATAATTTTATAACAGCATCAAAAGATGCATCAGTTTATTTACAACAACCAAATCAAAATACTGGTTTAGACCAAGTATTGGAAGTTAGTAAAGTTTATTATGGTGGTATTAAAGATGTATCAAGAGCTTTGATTAAGTTTGATATATCTAATTTACATACTGGTTCTCATATTGAAGAAGCAACTTTACTTTTAAAAGATTGCCAATCAAATGAAATTCCGTTGGATTATACTTTATATGCATATCCAATTTCTCAAAGTTGGGAAATGGGTATTGGTACTAGATTTGATAATATTTCAACTGCTGGTGTTTCTTGGTTATATAGAGAAGGTGATTCTAAAAATGATTGGTTAGGTGATATAACAACCGATGGTATAACTCCTAACTTTGCACCAAATACAACTGGTTCATATTCTGGATATGGTGGTGTATGGTACACAAATCATACATCAACACAAAATTATTCATATCAGACTGCTGATGTATTAATGGATGTTAAATCAATGATGTTAGCATGGGTGAGTGGGTCTATACATAATGATGGTGTAATATTAAAATATTCAGATACATTAGAAAATAATACAGAAGAATATGGTGTATTGCAATTTTTTAGTAAAGAAACACATACAATATATCAACCAAAAATAAGAATAGCTTGGAATGACCAAATATTTAATACAGGTTCACTTACACCTCTTACTAATGAGCAATTTAAGATTGGTATAACAAATGGCAAGAGTGAATATAAAATTGGAACATCTCCAAAATTAAGAATATTTGGTAGAGAATTATATCCATTAAAAACATTTAGTAATTCATTTAATCAGTATGGTACTATAAATTATTTACCACAAACATCTTATTATCAAATAAAGGATGAAGTTAGTGGTGATGTTATAATTCCTTTTTCTAATTATTCTAAAATTAGTTGTGATGAAAATGGAAACTATGTTCAATTAGATTTTACTAATTGGGAAGCAGATAGAACATATAGAATAGAATTTAAAATAACATTTAACGATGGTGATGTTTATTTTGATAATGATATAACATTTAGCGTTGTAAAATAAAATGATAAAAACGGGATTACAAAACGAACAATTAGTTGGAAAGATTTTGGTTAGTGGTTCTTTAACTATTACTCAAAATACTGGAAGTGCTGGATTCACTTTAATAGATGAATCAGATGCTAATAGTGGTGTCGTATCTGGTAGGTTAACTAAACCCGGATACAATAATTCCGAGTTAATAAAATCAATTGATACTAATATTGTAGAATTGATTCCAATACTAGCACCAGAATTACCAGATACTGTTTTACGTTCTGTTTACAATCCGGTTACCCAATCTGTAATCGACCTTACAGCACAAATAGAGGTATTAAATAAAAATATATTAGATTTACAGGGAAAAGTTAATCAATTAGAAATAGTTTCTCAAAGTTTAAGAGTTGATGTTGATAATCAAACATTAACAGCGGCCGCTTCTCAAAACCAAACAACTCAAGCTAATTCAAAGGTTCAAAGTTCAATAAACGATTTACAAAACGCAATACAAAAAGCAACTTCGGAAGCAATTAAAAGAGTTTCTCTATTTGCAAGAAATCAATCATTACAACAAGAAATTGATGCATTAAGAGCACAAATAAATGCAAAAAACCAAGCTGTTGCAGCTGGTGGAGTTTCTACTGGACAATTATCAACGATTGTATTTGAAAAAGGTGACCCAACAAAATTACAGAGCAACAATAAACAAATGATTGGTATGGATTATGGGGGAGGGTATGGCTCAGCAGCTAGTAATAATAAATTTGCAGCACCTGGTAATGATTATGGAAAAACATTCCAAACTTATTTTGAAGTTGTAGCTGGTCCTAAAGATGTAAATGTTGATATAAAATTTGGTGGTAGTATTAATCAAAATATTTGGGATTATGGATTTTCTATTCCTGTTGTGGTTAAAGCAAATGAAACAAAACGTTTTGATATGACAAAGGCAAATAATTATTTTAATGGAATTGACGGAAG